GAAAAAAAGTATTTAAGGAGTATAAACCCCCCACCCTAAGAAAAGCAAAGGCGGTGGAAGCTAAAGGGGAGCCAAGGGAAGTAACGAAGTGGATGACCCAAGGCGACCAAAAAGCGAAAACCGACTTGCTTTCAGGGGTTTAGAAAAAAACGACTCAAAGTCTAAATGAAATGCAGACACAAATACATAAAAACCAAAAATACGCAGCAACGCTGGAACGAACGCAATCGACGCGTAAACCAAGAAACATAACTTATTACAAACAAAGAGGCCTATTTGGCCGACTTTATAAAACCCTAATAACATGCCCTTACCCGCATTCTTAGCATTAGCAGGAAAAGCAATAGGCACTGCCTTTGCAGCTAAAAACATAGGTACAACAATAGCAGCAGCTAACGCCGGTGCTCAGTTATTAACAAATAGAGCACAAAAAAAGAGTAATTTAGAAATGTATAATACACAAAGACAAGATGCTTTAGCAGATTGGAATAGACAAAACCAGTACAATAGTCCAGAAGCCCAAATGGCAAGATTTAAAGACGCTGGATTAAATCCACATCTTATATATGGACAAATGACTACTGCACAACCTATAAAAACACCAGAAGCGAAAGCGCCTAATTATGTAGCACCTCAAGCAAATCCAGATGATTTTAATATATTAGGAAGACAATATGCTTTAGAAACTCAACGTTTGCAAGCAGAAAATATGAAAGGACAAGGAGATCTAATAAAAGCTCAAATATTAAAAACAGAAAGTGAAACAAATTGGAAGAATATATATAGTAATTTCTTTAAACAAACAGAACCTTATAGAGCAGAAGGTATGAATGTAACCAATTTATTAAAAGGAAGTCAGTATAGACAATCTGAAGAAAGGATTTCTTCAATACAACAAGAAAGAGCATTAATTTATCCAAAAATTAATCAGATATTAGCTCAAACACAATTATCTTATCAGCAAAGAGCAGAATCAGTACAGAAAGTATTAAATATGATTACTGCAGAAAGGCTATTAGGACAAAAAATTGTCACACAAGAACAAGAAAATGAATTTATGAAAAAAATTCAAGCAATGGGTATAGTAGGACAAACAGCAGCATCACTTCTTCGATTATTTAAAAAATAAAAAACAAAAACAATGAAACGACGCATGTCAAGAAAACGAAAAGGCGGATACAGAAAAGTAGCCCGTAATTATTACATCCAACGTGGTGGAACCCGTTTATAAACAATTAAAACAAAAAACAAACATGAAAAACTTATTCAACAGTATTAAGTTAACAAAGCCACAAAAAAACAGCTTTGATTTATCACATGATGTGAAGTTATCAACAAAAATGGGCCAATTGACACCAATTCTTACATTAGAATGTGTACCAGGCGACAAGTTTAATCTTGGATGCGAAAGTTTAGTAAGATTTGCACCACTTATTGCACCAGTTATGCACAGAATGGACGTAAGTATGCACTATTTTTTTGTACCAAATAGAATTATATGGAACAATTGGGAAAAGTTTATTACAGATGCAAATAGTGGAATAGTAATGCCATTTATTGCATCAAGACAATTCGAGGATAGATTTAAACCCGCCAATCCAACTTCTGCTTTAACTGCTGATTATTTGGGAGTACCACCACCACCTGATTTTTCTACAAATACAGAAATTAATGCATTACCATTTGCTGCATATCAATGTATTTATAATGAATATTATAGAGATCAAAATTTACAACTTCCTGTTAATTATAAATTAACAGATGGTGATAATACAACATCTACAGCTCGTGTTAGAGAACTTACTGATTTAAGAAATAGAGCATGGGAACATGATTATTTTACATCTTCATTGCCATTTGCACAAAAAGGTGCAGCAGTAGATATTCCTATAGGATTAGTTGAAGGAGATTTACCAGTATATTTAAATAGTGCATCTGGAACATCACTAAACGGAACACCATCAAGTGTTAACGTAGCACCACAAGGAGGTCGTACAGACGTACCGGCAGATAGTTTATATGCTGACACATCAAATGCAGAAATTGAACCAACAACTATTAACGATTTACGTCGTGCATTTAGATTACAAGAATGGCTTGAAAAGAACGCTCGTGGCGGTACAAGATATATAGAAAGTATATTAAGCCATTTTGGAGTAAGGTCTTCAGATGCTCGATTACAACGTCCAGAGTATATTACTGGCGTTAAAACACCAGTTGTTATTAGCGAAGTATTAAATACTACTGGAGAAGACGGCGGTTTACCTCAAGGTAACATGGCCGGACATGCTTTATCTATTAGTAGTGGTAAAAGTGGTTCTTATTATTGTGAAGAACACGGTTATATTATTGGCATCATGAGTGTAATGCCTAAAACCGCATACCAACAAGGAATCCCAAAGACATTCCTTAAAAATGATACATTAGATTTTTATTTTCCTTCATTTGCAAACATTGGCGAACAACCAGTACAAAAACAAGAATTGTTTGCATATACATCAACAAAGGAAGATACATTTGGTTATGTTCCAAGATACGCAGAATATAAGTTTATGCCTTCTCGTGTAGCTGGAGAGTTTAGAACAACATTAGACTATTGGCATTTAGGTCGCATTTTTGCAACCGAGCCAAATCTAAATTCAACATTTATAGAATGTAAGCCAGAAGATACAACACGTATATTTGCTGTTGAAGATGGTACAGATCCATTATATTGTCATGTATACAACAAAATTCAGGCAGTTAGACCAATGCCTAAATACGGAACACCAAGTTTCTAGTGTCTACACAATGTTTAAACCCTTTCCAGTTAAAAGAGGAAAACGGAGGTCATTATGTACCTTGTTCAAAGTGTTTAAATTGCAAAAGACGTAGGGCAAGTACTTGGTCAGTACGATTAGTTAAGGAAGGAGAGCGGAGTATATCCGCTCACTTCTTAACTTTAACTTACGACACAGAACACGTACCAATAACCAGTAAGGGTTATATGACGTTAAAAAAGACAGATATTCAAAAGTTTTTTAAAAGATTACGAAAATGTCATGGAAAAAATCACAAATCTATAAAATACTACGCCGTTGGAGAATATGGCGGTCAGACATTAAGACCACATTACCATATAGTTATATTCAACGCTGATATTAATTATTTCGAACGTGCCTGGGCATTAGATAACAAAAAAATTGGCGAAATACATGTAGGAACAATAACCGATGCTTCAATCGGTTATACTTTAAAATACATATCAAAAGCTGCCAAAATACCAATGCACCAGAACGATGATAGAAGCAAAGAATTTGCATTAATGAGCAAAGGACTTGGCTCAAATTATATAACCGAAAATATATTAAAATGGCACAAAGCAAACGTCGAAGAACGCGTATACGTACCTTTGTTAGATGGAAAAAAGGCTCCGTTAGCGAGATATTACAAACTGAGGATATACGACGAATTCGAGAAGGAACGAATTTCTTATTACTTCCAGAAGAAAGCATCCGAAGCAAAAGATTTATTAGTAGAGGAACATGGCAACAATCTACAATTTTTTAACGAACAAAAAATTTACGATAGTATTCGTAAATTAAATAAAAAAGAACATTTAAAAATTTAACAATGATTAAAACATATCTTAACCGGGAAGAGCATACTCGCCGTTACGAAGTAAATAACGAACCAAGTGAAACAATACCAGATCAAAGCATGTCTATTCGCACATTGCTTGACCGTTATTCAAGAGGTCTCCCGATTTCGGGAGAAAGAACACCTATATGGCAACAAGGTGACGATTTTAATGACATGCCAGACCCAAGAACTCTTGACCTTGCAGAAAGGCAAGAATATGCTGAATTATATCAGCATGAGTTAAAAAGTTTGAAAAAAACTTTGAAATCTGAAAAAAATCATTCAGATTTACAAAAATTATCGGATATTAGCTCCGAGGAACAAAACGGCGTTTTGAGTGAGTTGGACTAAGTCCAACTCGCGCAAAGCGCAAGACAAGCGAAGCGCGTCAGCAAAGCACTAATACTACTTGATATATTAGTGCTAGTTGACACCAAGTCAACGAAAAAAAGTATTTAAGGAGTATAAACCCCCCACCCTAAGAAAAGCAAAGGCGGTGGAAGCTAAAGGGGAGCCAAGGGAAGTAACGAAGTGGATGACCCAAGGCGACCAAAAAGCGAAAACCGACTT